GTGCGGTAAGATTGTTGGTGAGTTATCCGAAATAGATGTAAATCAAATCAGTGATACCATACCAAAGCATTTTGGCAAGGTTGCCAAGCTAGATGTGGCTTACGAAGAAAGCGAAGCCTTTAGAAAGTTTGCCGACATACATAAGAAGTCTTTTAAGATTGCCCATAAATTAGAAGGGTTAATTAAAAACACAGGAGTTCACCCTTCTGGTATTTCAATTAGCTATTATAAACAAGAGGACATAATGCCCTTGCAAAAAACAAACGATGGGGGCTTAGTTTCTGGTTATGATATGGATGATGTAGCGAGCCTTAGTGTTAAGTTCGATATACTCGGTTTGAGGACGCTTTCTGTGGTCCATGACACCTGTAGCCAATTAGGTATTAAAGCCTCTGATATTGATCCTGGAGACAAAAGCATTTATGCTGCGTTATCTTGTATTCAACAACCCAAGGGTTTGTTCCAGATCGAGGCGGAAACGAACTTTAAGGTTTGCAAACAAGTGGCCCCAAGAAACTTAGAGCAACTCTCCGCTGTAGTTGCTATAGCAAGACCTGGAGCTCTAGACTTTAAGGATATGTATGCTGATTATGTTAGGACTGGCAATTTTAATTGTGTACATGAGTTCTTCGATGATATTCTTAGCTATACTGGAGGAATCCCGCTCTATCAAGAGCAGTTGATGAAGATGGCTGTTAAGGTTGGTTTTAGTTTAGATGAATCAGAACAACTTAGGAGAATAGTTGGTAAGAAGAAGGTTGAGGATATGCCAGCTTGGAAAGCTAAAATTGAAGCTAAGATTAAAGACAGAAAACTAGATCCTGTTATTGGTGAAGTTTTATGGAAGGTGGCAGAGGATTCCGCAAATTATTCTTTTAACAAATCTCATAGTATATCTTATGCATACTTGGCAGCTATTACAGTATATCTTAAATTCAACCACCCGAAAGAGTTCTTTTTGAGTTTGTTGAAAATGTCTAGGTTTGAACCTAACTCTCACGAAGAAATAGCAAAAATTTCTCAAGAACTTTCGTTTTTTGGTATCAAATTATTGCCACCAGATTTAAATCTTTCTAATTTTGATTTTAAAATTGAAGGTGAAAACATTCGATATGGATTAAATTCTATTAAGGGCGTTTCTGACAAGGTCATAGAATCCCTTATAGATTTTAGAGAGAATAGTTTTGAAAATAAATACGATATATTTATTGCTGCTAAAGACTGCGGGGTAAACATTGGTACTATGTCGGCGTTTATTCAAGCTGGACTTCTTGATTCATTTGTTTCTTCGGATCGTTGTCGTTTAGTTTTAGAGGCTCAGAGTTTCAACATACTAACAGACAGAGAAAAAAGAAACGTAATACAAATGGGAATTAAATTTGATTATGATATATTGAATACAATTCATAACTGCAGAAGTGAGAGCGCACCAGCTGATGATGGCAGAATTCTTTTTGCTGACAGAAGATTTAACACATTCAAAAAGAAATACGACCAGTATAAAAAGATTTATGAACTAAACTCTAGTCATATAAAATTTGCTAACTGGTATTTTGAAACACAATTACTTGGTTATAGCTACTCTTACAATATCAGGGAAATTTTTTCGATTGGAGACTCGGCATCATTTAGAACCTCTGAAGAAATTAGAAACTCACCAGAACGAACTAGAGTTAAGTTTGTTGGTGACGTTGTAGATGTGACTAAAAGAACAAGTAGAAACGGAAACAAGTATGCTAGGATAGAAATGCAAGACGAGCTGGGGCCTATCTGTGGTTTATTTCTTGACTCAAGCAGAGAAGAAAGATTGACAGAATACCTGAACTCTGGTAAAAAACTACCAAAGAAGGGTAACGTATCTATAATAACTGGTACTGTTGGAGATGATATTTTATTTATTGATAAAATTGAAACAATAGAAGAAAAAATCTATATGAAACTATCTGAACTAAAATGAGTGTATATAATAGCGTGATATTTAAAGACTTCAACCTTACTCCTAGAGCAAAAAAAGCTTATAAGGATGCTTATGATGCTTCAAAATCAATAGGAGACAAAAATGTAAATAATCTACATGTTCTTTATGGCTGTATAAAGAATATATTCCCTCAATTTAGTTTTGTATTGTTGAGCGAAGGCTTCGAAGTTGAGGCAAAACTTTTGTTAAATGATATAAAGAAAAAAGAGCTTTACAATAACGATAAATTTTATTCAAGTGAAAGATCTGATCCTTGGCATGAAGAAGTTTTGGAAACTATAAAAGAAGCAAACAAAATATCACATAATTTAGATCAATATTATATAGGTATTGAACATATTTTTTTGAGTTTGCTAATAACATCTCCTTATATTTTTGAAAAAATAACACAAAAACCTTTTAATATTAAAAGCTTGAAGTCTTCTGTAAAAAGTTTCATTAACGGAGATTTTGATTTTGACTTAAACAAACCAAATGATTTAGATTTTATTCAAAACTTTTTAGATGAAAACATAACTGATGAGGATAAAGATTTAAACGATATAGCTTTTGGGAAAGAAACAAATATAGATTTCATAACTAATTTAAATCAATCCTATTCAGAAGGTAAGTTGCCTAGTGTTTTTGGCAGAGACGAAGAGATTAAACTCTTGATAGAGACTCTCTCAAAAAAGAATAAAAGCAACGCTATATTAACTGGGGAATCTGGGGTTGGTAAAACCACGATAGTTGAAGCTCTGGTTGAGAAAATATGTAAAGGAGATGTGCCAGCGAATCTTTTTGGATTCGAAATTTGGAGCGTTAATGTTGGCGAAATGTTAGCTGGGACACAATATAGAGGTCAGTTAGAAGAAAAGTTAAAAAAACTTTTAAACATTGTCAAAGAAAATAAACAAATCATATTGTTTTTTGATGAAATTCATACTATATTTGGAGCTGGCACAAATCAAGAAGGAGGTTTGGATGTAGCCAATATGATGAAACCCATGCTAGCTAAGGGTGAAATAAAATGTATAGGAACTACTACATCACAAGAATTTCAAAAAATCTTTTCAAAAGACGTTGCCATGAAAAGAAGGTTTTACAACATTAAAGTAGAAGAACCAAGCATAGAAGAGACGAAAAGAATAATTTATAATTGCAAGCATAAATACGAAAAATTTCATAATGTTAAGTTTAGTAAGTCTGTTGTTGATTGTGTCGTAGATCTTTCAGATAGAATAATTAGTCATAAAAAATTTCCAGATAAAGCTTTTGACATAATAGATCAAACTGGAGCAAGAATTAAAATCAAAAATTCAAAAAAATCAACTGTCGTTGTTAAATCCCATAATGATTTTATAAAATGTTTAGCCGAAAGCAAAGATGACGTAAATGTTATAAAGTCTAAATTTAAAAACTTCATCAGCGAGCTTGATAATTTAAATTCCAGTATAAATTTAAAATCTATTAATGTGAAAAAACTTGATGTAATTGAAACTATCTCCGAGCATAGCAATATCTCTGTAGATCAAATAAAAAACAGCAATCAGGGATTCTCTTCTTTTTTCAAAAGAATGTCTCAAGAAGTTTTTGGTCAAGATAAAACACTACACGACATAAATGATCTTCTTTTTTGTGCTAAAGCTGGCTTGACAGAAGGCGACAAACCCTTAGCTAGCATGTTCTTTGTTGGTCCTACAAGTGTAGGCAAAACATACGCGGCCAAGAAAATAGCAAAACACTTTTTTGGTAATGAGAAATCCATTATACAAATAAACATGAGTGAACTTTATGACAAAACGGGGATAAGTAAGCTCATAGGCTCTAATTCTGGTTATGTTGGATATGAAGACGGAGGAATCCTTACAAAATTCGTAAAAGAAAACCCTAATTGCGTAGTTCTTTTTGATGAAATAGAAAAAGCCGACCCTCAAATTTTAAACTTATTACTTCACCTTTTAGATGAGGGTTACATAGAGGATGGTAAACATGAAAAAATAGATTTTTCTAAATCTATAGTTATATTAACTAGTAATATAGGACACAAAAAAGCATCTAAAAAAAGCATGGGTTTTGTTCAAGATATAGAGACAAAAGAAAACTCCTATAAGGACTCGGTTAAGAAAGAACTAAAACCAGAACTACTAGCCAGAATAAATGAAGTATTGGTTTTCGAAGATCTTTCTGATTCAGACATGAAAAGAATTATATTACATGAACTTAATAAAATAAAATCTACGCTTTTCATAAAGAATATTGAACTTAATTTCAAAAAATCCACAATTGATTTGATTTTTAATCAACTGAAAACAAAAAACCTACATGCCAGAGATATTAAAAAATATACAAGGGATAAAATACAGGTGCCAGTGGCTAAGATAATGATAAAAAATTCCAAAAAGTCACAAATAACGATAAAAAACATTGACAACAGTATAAATGTAAGTTAATATACAAGTATATGACAAAAGCAAAACAAAACAAAATCATGAAAGCAATACGAACAAGCAAAGGACGCTTTTTTGGCTTATATACCAAAGCTGGAGAGTCCCTCAATGCACAGTTTGTATCCGAAAGCCCTGAGTATGTTACTGTTTATGACCGCAACGCCAAATACAAACGAAAGCTTGCCAAAACAAGCCTTGCTGGTCTTAAGTTTAGTGATGTTAAGATCGGAGCTATTTCCTAAGTATTCAAAAACCCAAAATAATAATACAAAAACGGTACACTTATAGTGTGCCGTTTTTTATTTCTTGAAAAGAAATATCTATACACTATAATAACAAAATGGATGCTTCACGTTTACTAAAGAATAAAAACCAGCTTTCTACCGTTACGGAGATGGACTACGAGGATTATGAATCTTTGTATAAAATCACAGAACAAATAATAAAAAAAAGCATTGATGATTTTGTTGTTTCGAAAATGTACTTTAATGAAGAAAATGAAAATTTTGATTCTTATATAGTAGAAAATAAAAATACCAATCAAAAATTTATAATTAAACTATCTTACGATATAGGATGTGCTGAAATATTAAACGAGACTAGAATACTTAAAGAGGAAAAACCCTTATGTTGCAACTCTTATGTTGACTCTGGAGTTCATAGATCAAAAGGTGTAACATTTCTATATTTAATTTCGACAAAAGAAGACGCAGTCGATTTCCTTGAATTAGGAAGATCTGCTTTTTTAGAACATAAAGACTCTTTTATTTTTGCTATTTTAAACTTTAAAGAAATTAAATCAAAAAAAACTTTTTTAGATTATTTCAATTCGATATTAAGGCCTTCAGTTATTTATGAATACGAAGACGCTATTAATAAACTAGAAGAAAAGAGTTCAGATTTCCCAGACATACTCGATTGGACGGATAAAGAAAAAAAAACAGAAATAAAACTTTATTTTTTTATTATAATGAGAACTTTTGAAAAGTTTATGTTGGGAATTTACGATGAAGAATTCTTTAATAAGGGTGAAACGTGCCACGGACTCTTGAGTAATGAAAAAATTATTTTTAAAAACGATCTTTTTAAGTTTACCGACGTTGGTTTTGCTTTTTCTGGCAATTCAATGTTTGACATTTGTTGGGTTTGTTTACAGGGAGGTTTCAAAAAATCCAGTTTTGATGATCTTATAAAAAATTATGCCATAGCCACGGAGGTTGAAGAAGAACAGCTACATAAAGATTTTTATAAAATGATGGATATTGTTTTACCTTTATTTTTTGCTAGGCTTTTATATACTTCTTTTGTTGAAGAGATTTTATATCAAAATAAAAGGATTCAAGAAATTTATAGATATTTTTTTTCAGCATTGAACGCTTTTAAGTGGGTTGATTATTCTATAATAACAAAAAAATATATAAAAGTTCTAACGGATAGGCTTTTAAAACCAATGATTGATGCTCAAGTAGATCTAGATATTAGCGTGGCAGATGAAACCAATACTGAACAATCTTTTGCCCCAATAGAAGTTGATCCAGTTAGTAATGTAAATTTAAAAAAAATTAATAAAGAAGATTCAACAGACCTTCTTCTTTCTTGGAAGACCTCTCCAGAAGCTACTGGTTATGCTGTATATCTTATATCACCAGACGGTTCTTTTTACAAAGAGCTTACATATAAAAACTCTTGTGTGTGGGAGGATGTTAAGGGGATCGGTGCATATGGCGCAGGGGTAAAATGCTTAACTAATGCTCGATTTAAAGACTCAGAATATTCAAGAGCGGAGGTGTATGTAGATTTCCTTGATGATTACTTTTTAAAAATAAAAAATAGGGATTCATACTATAAAGGTTAACCGCTTTTAAAGTCACATTACCAATAGAATTAAACAAGGAATAACCTATAATAACCTAAAGATGATACAATTATATAAACCTAATTCAAAAAACACTGGAAATGCTTTTGGTTTTCGTTTGGGTGTGCAAGGAAAAAGCGAGGAACCTTGCCTCTACATGACTGCAATTCAGCAACATTCCTGGAATCAAAAAACAAGAAGCGGTTCTTTTTCTGGTAACTCAAAAAATCCAGAGAAATCCTTATCAGTTAAATTTAATGAGTCTGAGCTTGGTGGTTTTATTTATGCCATAGAAAACTATGATAAATATAACGTTTTCCATAGTTTTGAAGACAATAAAACTTCTATATCCCTAAGCACATATACAAAAAAAGACGGGACCAAAGCATTTTCTTTTTCCTTAACAAGAAACTCCGCTAATAAATTTGGTATAGGCTTGGAAATGTCTGAAGCTTATCTGCTTGCGCAGTATTTTAAATTTGTTCTAAATAAAATATTCACTTATAGAACTAATTTTATTTCAAAATGAGAAAAAAAACAATTCTAATACACTCAAACTTTTGCAAAGCCTTTACTGGTTTTGGTAAAAACAAAAAAAACATATTAAAGTACCTTTACAATACTGGTAAATATAATGTCGTTGAGGCCGCAAACATGAAAGTTGCGGGAGATGAAAGCCTAAACGAATTGCCCTGGAAGTGTTATGGCACTGTTCCTAAAAACTATTCCTCGTTATCAGGAGAAGATAAAAAAAAAGCTGGATATGGTTATTTTGAAATAGATAAAATAATAGATAAGGTTAGACCAGATGTCTATATAGGCGTAGAGGATATCTGGGCATTCACAGACTTTCATAGGAAAGCCTGGTGGAACAAGGTTAACTCTGTTGTTTGGACAACCCTAGACAGTTTACCTATCTTACCACAAGCAATACAGTTGGCCCCTAAAATTAAAAATTATTTTGTATGGTCTAGCTTTGCTGAAAAATACTTTAAAAAAATAGGTTACAATCATATAAAAACTCTGAGAGGCTCTCTTGATGTCGATGTTTTTTTTAAGTTAGAAGATGACAAAAGAGAAAAATTAAGAGAATTTCACGGAATAAATAAAAATGACTTTATTATTGGTTTTGTTTTCAGGAATCAGTTAAGGAAATCTGTTCCAAATCTACTTGACGGATTCAAAATATTTAAAAAAGATAATCCAAACTCTAAGCTTTTATTGCATACTCATTGGGGCGAGGGTTGGGATATAAATAGATTGCTTGAAGAAAAGAATATAAAATCAAACGATATTATTACTACATATTTCTGTTCTTCCTGTAACTCTTATCATGTCCGCTCTTTTTCTGGAGAAAATCAAAAATGCAGAAATTGTGGAGAGCAAACCTTAAGCACAACCAACATTTCTAATGGCGTAGACGAGGAACAGTTGAATGAAGTTTACAACCTTATGGATGTTTATTGTCACCCGTTTACAAGCGGAGGCCAAGAAATACCAATCCAAGAGGCGAAACTAACAGAACTTATAACTCTTGTGACTAATTATTCCTGTGGAGAAGATAGTTGCTCTAGCGATAGCGGTGGTATAGCATTAGATTGGAATGAATACAGAGAACCTGGGACCCAATTTATAAAAGCTTCTACAGATCCAACTAGTATAGCTAAAGAATTACAGTTTGTTTTCAACATGACTAAAGAAGAAAGAGTCGCGCTAGGAAAAAAATCAAGGGATTGGGTTATTTCTAATTTTTCCACTGACGTAATAGGTGGCAAGCTAGAGGAGCTTATAGATTCAATGCCGTATCTTGATGAAAATTGTGATATAAAAAATGTTCATTATGACGATTTATACAAAATGCCAGAGAACCTTAGCGATTCTGATTTTATAATTAATATATATAAAAACATTCTAAATGAGGATGTAGATCATAATACTGATGGCTATAAACATTGGTTGTTTGAATTAGAAAACAAAAAAACCGATCAGTATAAATTATACCATCATTTTATAAGTGTGGCAAAAAAAGAAAATCTTAAAAAGCCAATATCTTTTGACGATTTACTTTCTGATGAAGGTAAGAAAAAAAGAGTCGCTGTTATAGTCCCTCAATCTGGTACTGATTTATTATTTGTTAATTCTTTAATGAAAAATTTGCAAAGAAAACACAAGGGGTGCAATATATATGTATTTACAAAACCAGAATTCTTTGAATATATAGAAGACAACCCTTATTTATATAAGTGCCTTCCTTATTCTGAACATTTAGACAACCCAATTTCTATGGAGGGTTTCGGCGATCACGAAGGTTTTTTTGAAGCTGCCTATTATCCAGCCACAACGACTCAGAAAATTCCATGCAACATTCATAACGGAAAATAACAAAATGTCACACATATTAAAAGAATATTCTAAAAACCTTGAGGTATCTCCTTCTAGGCCTATAGTTAACAAACACTATTACCCAGTTGTGCCAGAAAATTACATTGTAATTTACAATGAAAGAGATATAGACTCCAAGTGTTATCTATATTATTCTCTTGTTTTAGATTTAATAAAAACAACTCTTGATTCTATTGGATTGAAGGTTGTATCTATAGGTTCTAGTAAAAATTTCAGCAATAGGTGCGATTATGAATACAGCGATTTAAGTTTTAGAAAAAACGCTTATATTGTATCTAAAGCAAAGTTATTAATATCTATTGATAACGCAATTTCTCAATACGCAAGCGATCAAAATGTTCCTATAGTTAGTTTGTATGGTAACGTTTACCCATCAATAACAACTCCTTATTGGTCTAAGAAAAATAAAAAGATTGATATCGAACCAGAATGGGATAAAAGGCCTAGCCTGGCACTTGTAGATCCCAAAGATCACATTAACAAAATAAAAGCAGAGAGTATAGCTAAGGCGTGTCTAGATCTTCTTAAAATAAAAAACTACAATATTAACTTCGAAACAAAAATAATAAACAAAAACAAAAAAGTTTCAATAGATGTCATACCTTCTGACTATGTAAATATGGACATATTCAAGGATCAAGTATTGAACTTAAGGTTGGATAGAGGCTTGGCAAACGAGCTTGCAATATTTCAATACTGCTCTAATCATAAATGCGACATAACAATTAAGGATTCCTTAATCAACCCGAAACTAATAAGTAAAGTATCTAAGAATATTAAATCAATCAACATTATAACTACGAGCGAATCTATAAACATACCTAAAGATTATCTTAGAGTTTTGAAGAAATTAAATATAAATATTAATATACTGGTTGAGAATAAAGAATTTCTTGATAAAATAAGATTTAAATTTTTTGATCAAAATGTAATTTATCATAAACCACCAAAGAAAAAGCCCGAAAATCTATCAGTTAACTGTAAATTTTTATCATTCAAAAATGTGGTTGATGGAGGAAGGGTTTATAAATCAACATATCATTGGAAAAATAATATTGACAATTGTGATAAAATAGCGGATAATAGCGATTACTGGGAAGAACTAGATCACTTTTATATTTATGAGCAAAACTAAAAAAACAACCGCCAAAAAATCCTCAAAGAAAATTGCTGTCAAAAAAACAGCAGAGACAAAACCCTTTTATGGCCCAGACGTTTACAAAAGAAACGAGCACGGACTATTAGAGAATACAGAATACCATTTCAACGAAGACGGGTCTGTTGATTGGAGGGCTATGATTAAGTCAGAGTTCCTTTATCCCAACAAAGGCTGGTTTGAAATGCGCAATAAAGAAGTGCCACGTTCTATTGAGGGTCTTAAAGACAATCAATTACTTGTCATGCTTGGTGGTATTAAAGATTTGCTTCGCTTGAGGGGTTATAAACATCTTAGCTTTGAAGTGGAAAATGTCAGTGACGGTTATGTTACAGCTAATTGTAATATTTCCTTTATTGGCAATTACGAAAACGAAATGTCTGATATTATTTATCAAGATTGTGCTAACGCCACAATAGAAAATACCAATTCGTTCTGCGATAAGTTTCTCGAGACGATTGCTTGCAATAGAGCTTTGGTTCGTTGCGTCCGAAACTTTCTTAATATTCACATCGTTGGTGCAGATGAAATTGATAAGTCTGATCCTGCTCCTACTGGCAACAGCACACAAACCGCAGCCTCTACTCCTATAACTCCATCTGGTTTACTTGAAAAAACCTTAGCGGCGAAGCACGATGTAACTAGCTTCGATGGGTTTAAGGTTTTACTGAGGACGCTCTGGACAGACAAAAAATATATAAATGAAGATGTAAAAGATTGGGTTTCTTTTGACAGCATTCCAGCTAAAGAGGCCAGAAAACTCATTGGAATAATATCAAAATGATAAAAAGAATTTTAAAAGAGGAGGACTTCAAAGAAGCGATCAACGATTTGACTATCAAATTCTCTAAAGAACTCGGAGATTACCACAACTTTTTAAGTCACGATACTGAAAAAATGACAAAAAGATTCTGCAATGAATCTTTATTAAACCACCAATTCTTTGTCTGGGCAAACAAAGAAGATGGGGTGTATGATTCTTGTATAGCCTTTATCTTGGAGGACAGCAAATTTAACAAAAAAGTTTTTGTCGAATATTTATGGATTTCTAAAAATCCAAAAGCTGGATTTAAATTATTTCGTACTGCATCTAATTTTGCAAGGGATATTGGAGTAAAATATATTGCTATGTCAAATACGGAAAAAGGAAAACAAAAAAAGAAACTAGAGTCATTTTATGAAAAAATGGGGTTTTTAAAAGATAGTACTATATATATATCACAACTATGAACAACAAAATATCTAAAAAGATAAGAGAGATAATAAATCCACAAGACGCTACAACCAGAAAAGTTTACAGGAGAGCTAAGAAACAATATATTAAGACTCCCAAGAAATTGAGAGCTGCTTTTATTTGTAGTTTAGAGGATATATTTAGGGCAGACAAAGACTAACTCGGCTACAAATTTTATTCCGCTTTTTCTTTAGCTTCTTTTATCAACAGCTTGTTTAGCGACCCGTCGTTGCAACCGTGTACTATAACGGCGTTTTCAAAATCTATTGGATGGTCGAAGCGATAATCTTTAAAACCATTTTTGTCTTCTCCAATCACAATTTTTTTATTATTGTTTTTAATTGATTCCTTTCTTTTGTAATTTTGAGTTCTAAAGCAAAACTGGATTAATTTAGTTTCATGTGATAAAGGAGTAAACTCCCATTGACACAACACATCCCAAGCGGTATTAATACCAGATACGTACTTCCAAATTTTTGAATATTTATCTACAGAAGGCGGATAAACTGCGGCCCCAACAAGATGTTTGCATAGCTTTATTAATTTTCCGTCTCCAGTAAGTGTTGTTGTGTCTCCTAAATTGCCCATAAACGGCTTTTCACAATTTTTATATTCTTTGTAAAGTTTATCCGCCCATCCGCTCTTCAATGGAGTCATGTCCAACTCCATCCATAACCAAGGCTTTCTGTTTTTTATTGCTTTCAAATATACAACTGTTTGTTCCCAATAAAAATTTGGACCTGATGGCCAACCTCTAGGACCATCTCCGCTAAATTCTTTCATTGCGGATTTTTGAAACTTGTTATTTTTTATTGCGATTTGATAGTAAACGTTTTCTGCCCAGTCTTTATCTGATGGCCTGTAAACCACCAGTAGCTCATGTTTTTCATAAGGGCCTTTCATGTTAAAAATTTCCGCAAAGGAGTTTATTAAAACTTCGTCTGTTCTTGATACTGGTACTACTATAAGCATAATTATTCTGATTTTGTTGGTTGGCTTGAATAACCCAATGGATCGAGGTAAGTTAAATAACTATCTTCTTTTTCTTTACCGTCCCCGTTAAGTTTATTTAATTTAAATTCCACATTTGTGTTTTCTTTTTCTGTTTTATTTTCTTCAGTTTGATGTTGTTTTTCTAATAATTCTACTTCATAACCCAGTTGTTGAATACTTTCAATCGATTGGTTTTCAGAAAGGGATAAGGGAGAAGCACCAAATGAGCCCCCCACCGTATTGGAATAAATTGGACCGCAAGTATAAGGAGTTGGAACATCAGGGCAAGGCTCGTCTCCAGGCCCATCTCCATAATTTATTATATCCTCCACATAATCAAATCTGCTTGGGTCATATTTTTGTGCAACTATAGAAAAATCGCTTTTATCGTTTTCTTTTATACTTAAAATTTTGTAAACCGATGAAAGCTCTGTTTTTTTTCTAAATCTATATGCAGTTCCAGCCTGTACAAAACCAATCAAGTTGTAATTTGGGTCTGATGGCTTTATCCAAACATAACATCCAAATTCATCGTCTTCAGAAAAAGATTCTATTTCCATTTCTACAGTTTGATTAAGGCTCCCAAGCTCAAAATTAAGTTGGTTTTGATCTCCTACTGTAGTGTCATTTGGCACGTAAACAGTTATAACATTAGAGTATTCGTTTTCATTATAAGGGTTATTTAATCTCAAATAACCATTGGCAGAATCGACCTCCATTATCCTGCCGTAATTATTTGTGTGTGTTTTCAGTTCATCTTCAATTTCTATGTAGTCTCCAGGTTTACAAAGCATCGCTTCATAACCACAGTCAAATATAACAGCTTGGTTTTCTATAATGGTTTGATATATTAGATTTAAACCGACTCTTCTAGCTTGCCCCGCCGAAGTGCAGCCTATAGCGTTTACTGTTCTTGACACAGGCCCTCTTTTACCTATATCTTCGTTGTTTTGAACATATTCTGATTTTGTTCTGTAATCATCATTCTTGTCTATGTAAACTACTTCAACAGAATTATATTGTTCGTCTTTTTTATAGTTTGAATATGAAAAAATACCATCTTTTACATTATGATTGTTGAAAAAAGCTATTGACGGTCTAGGTCTATCATCACTAAATTCGATTTTATCGTTTTGATAATATATCGCACCTCTAAATATAGCAACAATAGCATTTATTGCGTCAAATATTGCTGTTTGAGCAGAAAACATTATATTTGCGGCAAACTTAGCTTCTCTGCCAAACTTATAATCGGAAACCGCTATCTAATTTCCTGCTTCATCTACACCATCACACCACCTTGCTATTTTATAAAGATCCCATTTATTGATGTTTTCTTCTTTTATATAGTTTCCCAATCCGTATCTAGGGTTAGACAGCATATCATATAAAACCCAAGCTGGATTATCTGTCCAACCAATTTTAAACGTTCCGTCCCAGTTACCTTGGTAAACTCCCGCGCAAGGGTTTCCGTCCCAAGATGATATATACCTCTTATCTACACCATCTCCATTTAATGGGTAATAATTATTGGGTATTTTTATTTTTTTTAATTTGCAATCAAATGTTCTTTTGGGTATTTGGCTAAATACTCTTGAGTCTAGTTTGGTTCCCACTAAAACCGAATAAGGATAAGTAAATTGTGACTCTTGAACCTCTGTTATTTTAGCCAGCAGAATGTCACATAATATCAAAGAAGAATTTGTTTCTGCTGTCATTTTTTCTACTTCTACAAACCTCCTTTCAATAGTCTTTTCATCAAAAGTAACATCTAAATCCGAAGCGTTTTCTGGATTTGCTACTGGAGGCAGATAGAATATATCACTCAGATTAGCGCTTGTGAAATTAAGAGAATTCGATTTACCTTCAGTATCGTCTGGGTTTCCAATGTCTAAAAGAGCTGGAGAACTCACTAGAGCCCGAATATTAAATTCTCTATAGCCACATTGTCTTTTATTTCCAAACCTATCTTCCTGTCCCCACTTAACATTAAATTTTAAAATATGTGGATATTGATCTCCAGCTTGCTGTTGGTATTCTGGGTATGATCCTTGTGATTCCTGAAGAAGGTCCGAGAGTGTATTTATTTGCAAGGTTATAAAAAATTGGTTTACGTTTGGATTTATTACATAATGAGTTAATGTATTGGCTTTTTCTCTAAACTTAGAAGCGTTAGACCAATTAGAGTAACTAAGTGGGCCCCTAAACCCCTCGCTAGTTCCGAATCCCTGTATGTTCCTAATATCGTCACTGCCATCTTCTCTACAAGTTTCGGAATTTCCTCCTGGAGTAAGACGCTGCTTAAGATATCCAGGATTATAAGGTCCGTATAGCTTATAATTATAATTATAATCAACCCTTATATCCTTGAAATATCCTAATTTTTGCTGATTATCAGCCCCGTTTTTATATTCGGCCAAAACATTAGACCAATTATACTTTTCAGATTGAGCATTATACCCAGATGATGTTTGACAACTCATAACTCAATACCGTTTTTTGAAATTGATAAACGAAGGTTTTCTTTTAGAAAATTAATTACGTTTTTATTCATAAGTTCTGCATAAAAATCAATATTAGTTTCCTTATAGTTTTGAATTATATTTAGATCCAGAATACTGTCTTCGTTTAGTTTTATGTAGTAAAAACCTTTAATATGACCACGCCAATTACCTAAATCGTCTAAAGACGGGTAGAGTAAAGACTTGAACGATTGTGGATTAATTTCATTTATATTTTCTAAGTCTGAAGCTAAGGCGAAAAATAACTTGTCGTCTTCTTTTTTGTCTTTAAACACATCTTTATGAATTTTGCTATCGTAACCTTCCAGTAAACCGTTGTAAGAAAAACATATATATGGGCTAATCCAATCCTTTGTATTTCCAAAAACATTAGCTA